GGGATCTAAAATCTTAGGTGGTTCTGTACAAGACTGAGTCTTGACCAACTGACTTAAGCAAACAACACCCTTATGTTTTACCGACGTTTCAAAACCTTTATCCCTTGAAGGAGAATCTAGTGATGTAACGCTTTGAGGCCAATGCGTCAACAAAGGTGGGGGCAACATGAAATACAAACTAAAATCGTCGCCGCCGGCTACATAAGCACGAGCGGGAACGATAGTAGAATTATTTTCATTGTGTAACTTTCCACTCCAAACTTGGCGGTCCAACAAAATACTTCGGAAGGACGTCCAATTAATTGATTTAGTCGGTCTTGGTATAGGAAGGAACGAAGTAGTTGCCAGAAATGGGGTAGTGAACTCAAGGACACGAGTTAAATCGGTCCAAACATTTACCATACCATCTTCTGGACGAGCACAAAGTTCGGCGGCAGATCCCACGGACGGGAAATGCACGTCTGTGTGCCAACAATTCATGGTCGAAGTGGTGGCACATGTAAGCTTGAATTTGGTCTGCCCAGACCAATACACAAACAAACAGGAGACTTGGTCGAGAGCTCCGGCAGTGGCTATACTGTCGGTATACAAAGGACCAGGAGAAAGCGCATCAGTATTTCGATTGCACCAACGCCTAGTTATATCTGTAAACGTCATCTCTGTGTCAGTACTATATGGGTAAGCACAAGTACTGCCATCTCCAGAAACCTCTTGCTTAGAGAAATCCGAAACTCTCATCTGCCTTTCATACACACCAGTGTCTTTAAGGGGATTTGGGTTACAAAAAGATCTGAACTCGAAGTCAACGCCTGCCGACTCATACATCAACATCACGGGTGAAGCCGCAATGTCTCCGACCGAAACAGCAGGACTTTGTTCTTTGATATAAATTGCTGGGAATACACTTTCATAAGCATAACCTCCAGGCATCTGACACCAGGTAGGTAACCATTGATCAGCTGACAAAAAAGGTACGGTTATATCTACTCTAGTAGATCCCCGAACAGTTACATCATTCACGATTTCGTTTCCGACTAAGCCAACAGGAGCTGACCCACCCCATCTAACAATAAAATTATATCTGGCGGAAATGAAAGGACTAGAAAAGATAACAAATGTCAATCTAATTGAACCCCTCCACATACGGAAATACTGAGCCATATAATTAATACGACTCCAGTATAAGTCACCAAGCTGCCACACTTGTTGCATACTCATACCGGAAGTAAGATTTAATAAACCGATATACGTCGGCTTATTTATAAAATCTCGAACTGTGAAATCCCGAATTGGTTGCATTAAACTTCCACTTCCAGCTGTATACATGGAAGAAGAAGAAACAAG